CGCAAGGGGCCCAGGGCGTAGTACAAACATCTCTCAACCTATGAGTTAATCACTTGTTGGTTGAGTAAATCTGAGGTTGAATTAACAACCTCGGACCTGTATTCTTTGTTGGCCGACAAGGAGGTCTAATGGCATCTACGACACGAAGTCGTATCTTGCCGTTTAATGCAACCCCTTCAGGGGTAATGGAGAACTGGACTGACACCTCGCATGGCCGCCAAGGCTATACGAAAAGTGTCATCCAGAACTCTAAAGCATTTGACCAACTTGCCGGGACGCAGGTTACTGCGTCAGAAACTCATACCGGGTGGCGCTCTCGTGATCGAAAGCGCTTCTACGGTGATATTGGAAGTGATTTCAGCAGTTATCGTCAACACGTTACTTCGGGAGACATCCCGATTTCGTGTGATTTTACCTGTTCTGAGTCACTTGGATATCCGACCTACGATGTGAACGTATGTACATATCATGGTCCGATTCTCCCGGTTTCACCAGCTTTTATGACCTTTCCGTCCGTGATACACTCAAGTGATTCTCACTTGGCTGTACTCGGTACGGAGGCCATTGCTCGGTGTTCCCCGTCCAATCCCACTGCCAACCTTACCACCTTTTTGGGTGAGCTCCTCGGTGAGGGGCTTCCCCACTTGGTAGGCAAATCTCTAAAGGAGATGCGCTCGATACATCCTAAGGAGCTCCGAAAGGGGCTTTCTAAAGAGTATCTTAACTACCAATTTGGGTGGTTGCCATTTATCAGTGATTTGAGACAGCTAAGTCATAGCTTGCTCAATGCCCACAAGATTATTAATCAATATTCTCGTGGTTCTGGTTCAATGGTTCGTCGGCGGTATGCGTTCCCAACTACGACGAGTACCTCTATCTCTGTCATTCGAACGAATGCCATACCCTGGTTCTTGATGAGTTCCAGTGTAATGGATAAAGGTCCGCCGTATAGTGGTCAGGTTTTCTGTGAGACGAAAACTACTGTTGATCAGTGGTTTTCGGGTGCCTTTACGTATTATATCCCTCCTGATCACACTGTGATCGGTGAGATTGATCGTAAGGTCATCTTTGCCAAGAAACTTCTTGGCGCTAGTCTCACTCCAGACTCTGTTTGGAATCTGGCTCCTTGGAGCTGGCTTGTCGATTGGTTTCTAGATGCCGGGGATCTTTTGAAGAACCTTGACAACTGGATCATCGACAACCAGGTGTTGTTGTATGGGTATATGATGGAGCATTCAACTTCATCAAACACCTATACATTTGTGGGGGACCCCCGTCTTCGGGCGTCTGTTCCCATTCCCTCCCTAACGTTTACTTCCGAATGGAAGTTGCGAAGGAAGGCAACACCGTATGGGTTCGGACTGACATGGGACAGTTTGTCCCATTTTCAACAGTCCATACTTGTGGCACTTGGTCTTTCCAAGTGGCGCAGGTAGCATGTTCGTGCTACGTAACGCCAATAGGGAGCCTTGTGCTCCTAGGAGTGATGCTCATGTCATTCACCGATCCGTTGTCCATCACAATCAGTGGGGTCACAACTCCGCTTCCGCGCACAAGCGTGGAAGATGAGAAAAGTGAGTACCACAGTGCGGATGGTCTCATCGTCGTTACCGCCTCCCATGACATCGGGAAGCGGACACGACGTATGCTTCGGCTCGATACCTCGAAGTTGACGGCTGACCCGTTCAAGCCTGCGGAGAACGTCAAAGTGTCCATGTCTAATTACATGGTCTTTGACCTTCCGCCCGCGGGTTTCACGAACGCCGACGCTCTCGCCGCGTACACAGGCTTCAAAACCCTGTTCACGGCCACTTCGGACGCGTTGATCATCAAGCTGCTTGGCGGCGAGTCCTAGCGGACTCGCGGCCTCAGCCGTGATCTAACGTGCCACCAGATGCTGGCGGTAAGAACCTTCATAGATTCTCCCGCCACCTTCCGCCTGAGTCCCGTAGAACGGGGTACGGACGGAGGGAGACAGATGAGCCGCAAGTTAACTTTAGCAAGAAATTTCTTGTCATCGTTATTGCGATCATCAATGCTGCCTACCTGGTAGGTAATGCGCTACTCCCTTTCACCGATGTGTGTGGGAAGTAGCGAGTGAATAGAGATTCCATTTTGGTTGCCAAATCTGATGACCCTGTTTCAGGGACAACTATTTGGATTACCATCAACTTAGGTTCCGCAAAGGATCTAAGTCCTGCTGAGTATGCTCTCCTTCAGAATTTCCTTAGAGCTTTCAATGCTTTTTGGTCTTCTGTTAGGGGATCTTCTCGGATGTAATCTCTTGTGTGACTGAGCTATGGATCTGTACACCTTCTCTAGAGAGGAGGGACAGTGAAAAGCCTGACGTCACTCTGGTCCACGACCGCGAGCGAGCTCGCGGTCCGATGTTGTACTAGCGCCGTCCGAGACATAAAAACTGTCTCGGATCGCGTCGAACACGAGGGGCTATCGTTTCTTGCGATAACCCTGGCAGACTTTGGAAAAGCCATCGAAAAATGGCTCGACCAAGGTTTTGTCGTCCCTTCGGACTGCTCTTCTTTTAGAAGGGCAAGTCATAATGGTCTCCCTGCTTTTATGCAAGGTTTCCTTGGACGTGTGTTCGATGCTAGTAGTGGTGTTCTGCTCTCTAATCCAGACGTAGAAGCGATTCATGCTATTAGACAACTTACGTTGCTTTTTAGCAAGATTGCGCTCCCTACTCAAGCTAGAAATGGCAAGAGTAATAGGGTTGTAAGCCCTATTCGTGAAGCGCGTGCTATGTCCGGATTTGTTGAGTGTGAGAAGGAGATTCGGAGAACGGATTCTATTCTTGATCCTCAATTTCTTGAGGAATTCAAGGCTATGTCCGTTTTGCTTTTTGGTGAACTATTTGACAAATGGGCTCGAGAAGTCCATTGGTCTCGTATTACACCAAAGCATGGTCCGGGCGCTGTCGCTGATAGGCTTAGCAGCAATGCTAAGTTCTGTTCGCGGAGCTGGACCACTCGTCTTGAGCGGGTTTTCCCTGCTCATGACAATCTCATTCCAAATCGCCGTTTTTCGGCTGATCTGGAACGTGATTTGAACCTCCTCGAACCTGGCGCGGAAATGCCCGTTAGGGTCATTACCGTACCTAAAACGTTGAAGTCTCCTAGAGTAATTGCGATCGAGCCTACTGCCATGCAATATGTGCAGCAAGGTCTGTATCGTAGTTTTCTCGATGTGCTTAAGGAGGATGGTTTCCTCTCGCACATTATCGGTTTTGATGACCAGGTGCCTAATCAGCATCTAGCCATGAAGGGATCGCTCAGCGGCGATCTCGCTACGCTCGATCTGAGCGAAGCTTCCGATAGAGTCTCCTATCAGCATGTACGTGCAATGTTGGAAAACACCCCGGATTTGCTCCAGGCTGTTGATTCCTGCAGGTCACGCAAGGCTGACGTACCTGGACACGGAGTTATCCGTTTGTCCAAGTTCGCGTCTATGGGTTCAGCTCTCTGTTTTCCGATGGAATCCCTTGTCTTTACGACAATCGTCTTCCTCGGAATTCAACGTGAGCTCAGTACACCGCTTTCTCGTGGAAAGCTTATTAAGCTATTCCGTGAGCGGGTGCGTGTCTTTGGTGACGATCTTATCGTCCCCAGAGAATATGTACTGTCCGTCGTTGACGAACTTTACCTTTTCGGGTATAAAGTTAACGCCAACAAGTCCTTCTGGACCGGAAGGTTCAGGGAGTCTTGTGGTAAGGAGTACTATGACGGCCATGACGTTAGTATTGTCAAGGTCCGCGAAGTACTTCCTACACGACGGCAGGATGCTAGCGGTGTGATCAGCGCGGTGTCTCTCAGAAACCAGTTCTATTTGGCTGGTCTATGGAAGTCTGCCGCGTGGTTGGATTCCTATCTCGGAAGGATTCTTAAATTCTTTCCGAATGTGGCTCCAACCTCCCCGCTGTTGGGCAGGGTGTCTTTTCTCGGTTACCAAACCGATAAACTTCATCCTAATCTCCACAGCCCCCTAACCAAGGGCTATTATGTGAAGGCCAAACCTCCTCTAGATAAACTAGATGGGGTAGGTGCCCTACACAAGTGTCTATTGGAACCTGGTATCTCTGGCTGGCCTGTCAAACGGCCATTCAGAGCCCAGCTTCCCATCGACGTTGCGAACGTTGATGAGGATCACTTGGAGCGTTCTGGACGCCCCGAGCGCGTCGACATCAAGCTCGGATGGAGATCACCCTGGTAAAGGGTGGTCGTGGGGATTTGCTACCCCACGTGGGAGATCCAGAAATTGATCTCTCTCGCCAGGGCCAGGACTGTTAGCCTAGTCCCTAAGCGAGTGGATGAAGCCTCTTAGTTGTCC